CCGAAAGAAGAATCGTAGTGAATCTGAAATCGACTGGAATGCACTTTTTGAAATTATGGATACCTTGAAGTGTGAGGTCAATGAACACTTTCCTTACAAGGTTCTTGGGTTCGATAGGTGTGAGGCGGATGACATCATCGGCACCATCGTACACGAATATGGCACCGAGCTCAACATGGGCTCTGAACCCATTCTGATTCTATCGGGCGATAAGGATTACATCCAGCTCCATACGTATGCGAATGTTTCTCAGTTTGATCCAGTAAGAAAAAGATGGATCAGAAACGCGAATCCCCATAAATATTTGCAAGAACACATTTTAAAAGGAGATGTTGGCGACGGTGTACCAAACGTCCTCAGTGCTGATAATTGTTTGGCGGTTGGTGAAAGGCAAAAGCCTATGACCAAAAAAAGAATGGAAGCATTGCTTAAAGAGAATGCTGAAATGGATGTGGAGACAACATTAAGATACAATCGTAATAAGGCAATGATTGACTTGTCTCAGGTACCCCAAGAATATAAAGATAAAATCTTAGCTAAATTTGCCGAAGAGAAACCCATCGGCAGAGAGAAACTCTTTAATTTCTTTGTCCAGAAAAAACTAAAAAACCTCATGACAGATATTCAGGATTTTTGATATGCCCATGCGACTATCCCTAGCGGAAATTGTAGACGAATTACCTAAACTTTCGAAAAAGGCCGACAAGATACAATGGCTTCGAAAGTACGATTCTATACCTTTAAGACAAGTACTCCGATTGACCTACGACAAATCTATTGAATTCTTAATACCTAATACACCACCGCCGTGGAAGAAAAACGATTACATTGGTGTTGAGGGTATGATGTATAATGAGGCCCGCCGACTTAGAATTTTTGTCAAGGGTGGTGGATACGATAATTTACCCGTTTTAAAAAGAGAAAATTTATTCATCAGTCTTTTAGAAGACGTTGATAATAATGACGCCGAACTTCTTTGCAAGATGATTGCTCAGAAACCACTGAAGGGGCTTACAGCCAAGACCCTCGAAGAGGCATTTCCTACTATTTACGAGACGAGGATAGCGTAATGGCAAAGCGATATAAGAATTTCCGTAAAGGAAAATCTTCAGATCCCTATGCTGACGAATGGGGTGACATCAACGAAGACCGACGAAGGGAAAAGCAGAAGAAAGGTGGTGCTAAATACCAACGCCGGAATCGACGTGAAGAGAAATTCCAGACGTATCGAGATTGGCGAGATAATTAAAAATAATTTCAAAAAAGTGTTGACATTTCTCCAAATGTGTGATAGTATGACAATATGAAATGGAGAAGTAAAGCTATGAAGGATAAAGTAATCCTCACTGATTGTGATGGCGTCCTATTGGATTGGGAATACGGTTTCGCGACCTACATGAAAGATAGGTTCGGCCTCACTCCAATACGAAATGATGTATATTCTGTAGGTGACACCTATGGGATCACCAAAGCAAAGGGACGTGAATACGTTCGAATCTATAATGAGAGCGCTGCGATTGGTTCTCTCACCCCCTTCAGGGATGCGAAGAAATATGTGACCAAGATCTACGAAGAACTTGGTTATGTGTTTCATTGTATCACCTCACTCAGTACAGACCGACACGCTGGAGAACTTCGAAGGAAGAACCTCGAGACCGTATTCGGTAAGGGAGTCTTTGAAAAGATTGTCTGCCTAGAATGTGGTGCTGACAAGGATGAGGCCCTCGAAGAATATCGAGACACTGGTTGTCTCTGGGTCGAAGATAAATACCTCAACTGTGAGGCAGGAGAAAAGGTAGGACTTGATCCAATCCTCATTCATCATTCTCATAATAAGGATATGAAAACTCCTTATAAGACTGTGATGAATTGGCGTGAAATCTACGAATCGCTTATATAAATAAATGCATTAGGTGGAGTTTTATGCCAACATACGATTTTAGAGATACTAATACCCAAGAAGAGTTTTCTAAACTCATGTCTATCGCTGCGAAAGAAGAATATCTAGCAGCCAATCCTCATATACAGCAATTAATGACCGGTTTTCTGGGAATCGGTGACCCAGTACGTCTCGGGCTCAAAAAGCCCGATGCGAATTTTCGTGATGTGTTAAAAAAAGCAAAGGAGAACCATCCCGGTTCAAGAACAATAAAAAACACGATCAATGACTTCTGACTTAAGGGGTCATGCAAGGAGGTCCCAATGTCTAAACAGCAACGAAGACTCTCACGAAAAGAAAAAAGGAGAAATGAAAGCACTACAAACTACATAGTCAATAATCGATTCAACATGAGACGTATCGATCCTTTGACACCCTCGCAAGAGGAGTTCTTTGATGATTATACAAGGGGGTATAACATCGCTGCCGTAGGTACTGCAGGCACGGGTAAAACAATGTGCGCAATGTACCTTGGACTAAGAGATATCTTATCCAAACCTGATTATGAAAAAATCATCGTCGTACGGTCAGCCGTACAGACACGGGAGCAGGGTTTCATGCCCGGTAATAAACAACAAAAGGAGGCAGTTTTTACAACCCCTTACGCAGACATATGCGTAGATCTTTTCCAACGTGGAGACGCTTGGGATATTCTCAAACAAAAAAATATGGTGGAGTTCACCACCTCATCCTTCGTCAGAGGGCTTACCTTTGACAATTCAATCATCATCGTCGATGAATGCCAATCAATGACACTACACGAACTAGACAGTATCATCACCCGTGTCGGGGAATGCTCTAAAATCATCTTTTGTGGAGACACAAAGCAAGACGATCTAGCAACGAACAGACACAAAATGGATGTATCTGGCCTGCCTGAGTTCCTTCAGGTCCTAGAAAAAATCCCTTCATTTAGGGTTATCAATTTTGGTATCAACGACATCGTTCGTTCCGGTTTGGTCAAAGAATATATACTTGCCAAAGAGGGTTATAACCCCGAGAGGTTCTTAGAGGCAGTATAGTGGCCATCGGCGATCTAAAATACATAGTTAACAGTACCGGATTCGGTATTACGGAGGCGGGGTTCGATTCGGACCCCAATTCCAATACTCTACCCACGATCTTATCAAACGCGCATCCTTCTGATAGAGTGTTTCAATTTGAGGTGGAGTTATATGTTAATAATTCAATTATAGACACGGAGAGTGGAGCTAACACAGTCTACTCGAATACTGCTGTCTACGATATAGATAATGTATCAATTAGTCCAACCATGATACCAGGCGCAAGCAGATTAGCAAATAATGTTATCGAAGTAAGAGAATTGGCAATTATAGGCAATTTTCTCGATGAAATTTTTACCTTTCAAACATTCAATACAATTCCAAGCTCTAATGGTACCACGATAGAATCGACAACCTACGATACGATTCAAGGTGCCAATACAGTCTTTTCCAGCAAGACAATTACGAACACACTTGGCCAATCGTTGACTGTCAATACTTCTTTTATGGACACTCAGATTATAAATAGTGTTACCTCAACAGAATTTGTGCCCGACGGTTATTTCACTGAGATATCAAATAATTCCGTGGGTATGTTGGCTGCTTATAATTACACACCAGACCCAGATGAGGTCTTTATAGAGCACAAACAACCGACAACTACGTCATACACATATAATATATCTGTTGATGTGACTCCTCAGTTTGGTGATACGCCAATAAGCTATGATTACGATTTTACTGTTGAGTGGGATGCCTCAAAGGCATTCGCTTTGATTCAATCATTTACAGGAAACTAAAATGCCCGCAGCAGCAAGAGTAGGAGATTCGGTAGTCACGAACCATCCGTGTACCCCGGTCACTACAATAGCGTCAACCTTACAATCCAAGGTATTCATTGGAGGGCCACTTGCAGCTGTCGTTGGTGCTCCTCTTACCCCACACACAATTTTATCTGGTGGTAGTTGTGTGCCCCATCCCGGCCAAATAGTAAACGTCGGTTCATCCAAGGTCTTTATAGGAGGCATTGCTGCAGGCCGAATAGGAGACTCCGCTGATCTCGGAGCTGTTTCGACCGGGTTCCCGAAAGTGATGATAGGGGGTTGACAAACATTCTTTTATCTGATATAATGGCCCCATGAATATGTTTACTCACAAAGCACATGGGGTCGAGCTCCCCAAATTAACCAGAAAGACCACCGATGAGGGTAGGAAATACTTCACCGATAAAGGTGATGCGTATCCTTCTGTCACAACCGTTCTATCTATCCTAAGCAAAGATTCGATCAAACGTTGGCGAGATCGTGTAGGCCATGATGTTGCCGATAAGATCTCTCGTCAAGCTGCAGGTCGTGGTACGGCAGTCCACAAACTCTGCGAAGATTATATCGACAATGTCGAGACGTGGAAAGGAAGTGCGACACCAGTCAATCTATTTACCTTCAATACGATCAGACCACTGATTGATGAGCATATCAACAATATTTGGTTTCAAGAGGAATACCTATACAGCGACACCTTGAAGACAGCCGGACAGGTTGACTGTATTGCTGAATGGGATGGAAAGCTTTCGGTCATCGATTTCAAGACATCAAAACGTCCAAAGGATGAAGGACAGATCACAAATTATTTTATGCAGATTTCTTTCTATGCAGCTGCATTCTATGAAATGACGGGTATCCCAATTACCCAGGGTGTGGTTTTGATTGCCGTGGATGATTCAGAACCACAGGTATTTAAAATAGGCACACACGGATGGCTCAAACACTTTGCAGCTGTTCGTAAGAAATATGGAGAGTTACATGAAGGACCTTAGATGGATCATTGTAGATGAAACCAAAGGTGCATTTATTGGAACCTATAATGCGTCTGACCTGGGCGAAGAATTCGATGAGTTACTCGAAGCCTTTCGAAAAGGTGGTACGGTAACCAAACAGATCGGGCTCATGTTTGCCGCAGACGATGTATATGATTTTGATAGAGCTGCAGCCTTCAAAGATGAAGAAGCGGCAAAAGGGTTTGCACATTGGATGTTGACATTCTTTTCGGCAAATCCAGACACAGCCAAATTGACATTACGGCTCTTACCACTTGAAACTGAAAATGAACGATTCGCCACTGTAACAGAAATATTACAGGCCGGATACGACAAATACGTCCATCGTATGGCCGATGGTCTCTATAAGGCAGGAACCCTACATTAATGAAAAACTATAGTATTAAGCCGATCTACAAAAAATCAATCATAGAACTCAACACTTGGATCAAGGAAATTGATGGAGTAAAGTATTTCCTTCGAAAAGAGAGTACCTACCGATGGGGTGAGTTTTCTATTGACGTCCCCGAAACAGATGAAGAATTCTTAGAGCTTGCCGAAAGCCGAGGATATGATTCGTGGGAAGACATTCAGCAAGAGCACCGAGAATTATTTGAAGAAGACCTCTCGCCTGAGGCTTTTTGTCTGCCTCCTGCTGAAGACGATTTTATCGAGCTCAGTGAAGATTATGATGCCCAGGTAGAAGACCTAGAAGACGAATGCGCATGTTTCTTTTCTGTTGATTGCTACGGAATGGATAAAGAAGTCGATGAAGACGCTCTCGAGGCAATGCAAGAAGAGGCTGAAGAGGCCTATGAAGAGGACTGGGATTCGGGCATCGAGAACCTCGGCTGGACATATTTCGGCTGTGACTTCCAAATTTGCTCCCCTATCACAATTGTTTTAAATTAATTTCAAAAAAGTGTTGACAATTCGCTTTTAATATGGTATAATGGCTCCCATATTAAATTGAAATCAAATTATAGGATTTATATTATGGCACACGAACTTGAAATCATCAACGGTCAGGCGCAAATGGCATACCGAGAGTCTGAAGGTCGACCATGGCATCGACTAGGTACTGCTGTTGGTGATGATCTCACCCCCGCTGAAATGATGAAGGCTGCTGGCCTTGATTGGGAAGTGGAATCTGTACCCACCTTTGTCGACATCAACGGCAATCAAATCGCAACCGGAACCAACGCTCTGATTCGTACATCAGATCAATCTGTTCTTGCCCCTATGATCGGCGAGGACTGGAAACCTGTCCAGAACGCTGAGGCCTTTGAATTCTTCTCAGAGT